GATGCCATCGCTTCGTTCCTACATTGTCAACATCGTTTATTTGGTAAATAATGTCAACCACTTTTTTTCGTCAACGCAACAAAAAACCCCGGGACCTTTTGGATACCGGGGTTCTTCTTAGATTATGTGAGCAAGTGCCGTCACATACAAAGAACCCCAACGAAGCCGCAGAAGCGGACCTCTTTCATATTATTAATCTGGTCGTGATAGGACGGCATTGTTTCGTAAACCTTTGTTTGTTTCGTTGTTCTTAATGTATATATGATTTCTTTTCGATTGTCAAGCACTCTTTTGCATGTAAAATCGAATAATTTTCATATCGAGGACGTTTAGTTTTTCACTCCACGCAGATCCGTATGCAGCGACCTTCTCGCTCACCCTTGCTAGATTGTTTGCAATCGTATCGTTAGGATAAGTCTTTGCCATTTCTGCCATACCGAATGCAATCTTATGCAATTTCTGTGTGTCGATCTTGATCTTCTGTTTCAATGTGTGGTTCCCTTTTGTTTCGTTACATTGTTTATCGAATATTCGAGAAAAGATGTCAACCGGAAAATCACACTTTCTTGCGACCGATGTTGTATTTTGCAACGAGCTCCCACTGTCCTTTGTCCTTGTGGGGTAGGATCTTGACCTGACTCATAGCAGCTCTGGGATCTTCAATTTGTCTTACGTCAACAACTTTGATAAGATCCCAGTCCTGTAGTAGGTCGATGATAGTGTTGCGTCTACCTTTATCTTCGTCAGAGAAGTCAGTAGGTTTGCCGTCCAATGCAAACAGTTCTTTAAAATGGACAATGTAATATTTACCTTGCTTGTGTAAGATATGACATGATTGATATAGTTTGTTGTCTTTTCTAGAAGCTACGCCGATACGAGTCAATGTTTCTTTGATCTTAAGGAAATCTTGTTCCTCGCCGATTCTCACCTCCACAAGTGTTTCAATTAAGTTCATTTAGTTATTCCACCCTTTTCTAATTTTTCTTTAATAATAGCAAGTTGACCTTGGCTTAATATAGAAAGTGCGGATAGTGCTTTTGATCTACTATAGTTATAGTATTCTTTAACAGCATCAATGTCAGAGCTTTTATCTGCTTTAGGCCACTTCTCATATCGACTTCTGGGTCTAATAGTATTTATTAAATAATCATGTTGTAGAACTTTGGGTAGATTGTAGTGTAGGTTCATATCATTTGCATATAGAATTGTATCTGCAGTTAACGAGAATGCTTTGTTTATAATATATGCATCATATTTGTCTGCAGTTTCTTCTGAAAATAGATATTTCTTACCTTTTGAAATATCACCAACAAAAGTGAATACATCAAAAGGCTTTTCTTCTTTGACAACTTCAGTCTTCGGATGGGATGATGTCTTCTGCTTTGTCGTGTTTTTTACCATGTTGTTGCATCTCCTTGGCACATTTTTCGCACATATTCATAGTATACTGTTCAGGAATGCCTTGGTCGTTTAGCGCATTATAACGTAAGTAGTTCTTCTTGCCAAAACTAGTGCGTTCACATAAACCGCATTTGAACATCATTTAAATGTGACCTCTCCCATGATTTGCGCTACGCAAGCAGCGAGATTAACTTCCTGGTTAACGACAAATGCTGCCTTGTGTTGATAATCAGCAAGGATATAAACCAATGAGGGAATGCTATCAGGTATAACTTTGCTAGAAGCAACTAAATACAACTTAGAACAGAACTCGTCAAAAGTCAACTCAGGATTTTCGCCAATCCACTTACGAGCACCTGTGAAGTTGCGATCCTTGATCAACTCAATCAATTTCTCTACTGACGAGTCAACATTCATTGTCAACATACCAGTGTCAATGGCACCTGTTGCTGCATAGCGTTGTAGTTCATTTAATACACGACGCCAATCAGGGAAGTAACGAGTCATCACTTCAGCAACAACTTGATTGTCAAAGGGAATACCTTCTTGATCAAGAATATAGTTGATACGCTTTAAAAACTGCTTTGCAATAGGTTGACGATCTTCTTTTGCAAGACGGAAATCAACGACCGAACAACGAGAATGCAGAGGCTGAATGATTTTGTTCTTGTAGTTACAAGTCAGAATGAATCCACAGTTATTTGAGAATTCTTCCATAAAGTTACGCAATGCAGGTTGCACTGATTGTGGGTTCAGATAATCTGCTTCATCAAGAATTACATACTTGCGACCGCCTGAAAACGACATGCTAGATGCGAAGTTTGTAATCTCATTACGCAGAGTGTCAATCAAACGACCTTCATTCGATCCGTTAATAACAAGACAGTCAGCGCCAATTTCCTCAATCATAGCACGAGCAATTGTAGTTTTACCTACACCTGCACTACCTGATAGAATCATGTTAGGAATGTCTTTTTTATCAACAAATGTTTGAAACGCTTGTTTTACCTTTTCAGGAAGGATAGTATCCGCAACAGTGTGAGGACGATATTTTTCAACCCAGAGAAATTCAGTATTCATAATATATGCTCCATACAATCAAAAAGTTAGGTGTAGCATCAAGACGCTACACCTGTGTTTGTCAATCCTCGAATTTACTCGCTTTTGCTTCTAATGCAATCCAATATTCAACATCAATGACAGTATTGCCTTTGAAGTGTGACATACCCTTTGATGTAATTTCAACATTGTAATCTTGTTGAATTAATTTCAAATTCTCTGCTTTGAATACGAGATGGAACTTTTTATCAGTTTTGCCTACTCTGATCTTGAAACTGTCACCATTCAGATTCTTGCTGTCAGTGACTTGCAACCATAGATCTTCACGATCACCTGCGACTGCAATTTCAGGCATACCCAATGCACCCAAAGCACGCTGAACATCAGCAAGGTGAACTGCACTCAGAACGAACTCAACATCAATAGACGGCAATACTAAATCTTTTTCAGGAGGGACAATGATTGTATTGACATCTGCATATTTGTATTCGAGTTCACGCCCGTCACTTTTCATTTTAACTGACTTGTTACCAAATTCAAGATCTGGATTGTCAAACAAAGTCATAACACCAATGAAACGTGATAGATCAAAAATAGCAAATTGCTGTTCGAAGGTCTGGTCGATGTGTGCTTTTGCAAGCACACTCTTTGTTGGTGAAACTGTTGCCAAGACATTACCTGCCTTGAACAACAGTGACGGGTTGATTGAAGAGAAGTTCTTCATGACGCTCAGCGTCTTTGGTTCAATTTTCATAACTGACATAATATAGTTTCCTTTGAGTTACTCTTTATTTTGACTTTGATTATTCATCTCATTGCTCATAGATGCAAGGTCTGCAACATAAAGTTCGATTGCATGAGCAATGAGAGAAGTTCGGGTAGTATACCGAGTGCGATATTTATCTAGCGAAGCTACAAGTTCAACTGGCAAAAGCAAATGAATAGCACGATTTTCACCTTGATATGGATGTACCATGATTTAAATTACTTCTTCTTTTGACGTTGCTTAATCATTGCATCACCATCAGCAGTTGCTGATGCACCTACAGCGGCAAGGTCAGCAAGTGACCCACCAAAGATATAAGTGCCAACGTGCTGCAACTTAATCCATGGACACAACCAGTTTCTCAAACCGATCTCCTGAACCTTTTGACAGAACCAATAATCTTCTGACAAATAGCGCTTCGACTTAGGATCAATTTCTGCTTGGAAATATTGCATGATCTCACGAGTGCCATCAAAGTGTTCAGTACGAACATGATCTGGTTTGTAGTAATACTGTGGGAACGATTCAGCAAACTTTAACATAGTGTTCTTGCGGATCATCATGAAACCTGTGCCTGATTCCAGAACTTCAACTGGTTCGTTGATCGGAATAGAACCTGCGCCGCTCTTAGGATTGAACACATAGTCGCCGACAAACTTTTCAAGGTTATTTGCGTCATCATCAGCAAAACCTTTGTCGACTGCCATCTTGACTTTTTCCCATGAAATACACTTCTTAGGATAGGGACCAGAGATAATGTCATAGGGGGATTCATCATCTGCCATCGCAAGCATTGCAATAACGTCTTGCGGATTGAACCCGATGTCTGAGTCAATGAACATCAAGTGAGTGCAATCACTACGAACAAACTCGTCGCAGCAATAATTACGAGCACGAGTAATCAATGACTCGTTAAACAGGAAATACATCTGCAAACCGATGCCATAGTGAGTGCATAACGCAGTCAAATCGGCGACTGAACGAGCAAACATACCCGCACACTGCCCGCCATACATTGGTGTCGCTAGAAAGATTTTGCGCTTACGCAGTTCTTCTACCGGTACCTTAATTTCAATACTCATTCATAGTCTCCTTATCAAGTGTTAGACATTAAATTTTTGCATGAAGAAACCATGCAATTTGTTTTTTAAATCTTCAATAGTGCCGTTGTTTTCAATGACACGATCAAACTCGTATCCACAAAGTGAATATTCTGAACGATGGACCGTAGGATATAATAATGACATACTATTTGTCTTTGTCAAGTTATCTTTTGCAGCAGTCTCAAACCAAATGGGTTCAGGACCACGAACCACACGAATAGTGTGACCGCCCATTTTTTTTATAATTCTAGATTCGTTAGGAAAGCGCATATCAGTAATAACATAATTACTGTCGGGGTCTTCTGAAATTGTCTTCTCGACAACATAGACCCATAGGTTCGGGTCAAACACATCACGAACTGCCTCAGTTCCCATTACTTGCAACATATAACGAGGTGTTACATCATATCCGAACTTTTCAGACCAATAAGGATCTGCTTGTTCACGGAAGTATCTACTTGCTACTGAGTCACCTTCGAGCAATTCACGAGGCCATTTGAATATAGCGGCGACCGCATCTTTAAGTGCGTCAGCAAATGCGATAGGTTTGAACCCGTGTTCTTTTACTAGAATGTCACCTAGTGTTCCTTTACCGGAACCTAAAAATCCTGCAATGCCGATAATCATGCTATAAAATTCTCAATGGTATTTGCTGTAAACATATTCCTTAAATCTTTAACAAAAATACTATCGGTTTTCATTTCAAGCCAAGATAATCTATTAGGTTTAGCTGCATTCAACAAATATTCTGAATTACCAATCATGTAATAGTAATTGAGAAGGATTTGTTCATAAAAACTAACACTGCCACCATGTTGATATGACAATTCTAGAATTTTGTCATAGTTATGGATACCTATATTATCTCTTTCTAGTGATAGTATTTGTAGTGTGACACCATTAATGCTCAATCCTTTTTTGTGCCATTTCTCAATCCATGCTTCACGAATATTACCTTTGACTAAACCCAGGTTAGGTGATTTTCTATTATAGTCACGTTCAAACAAAGTGCGAATTTGTTTGTTGAAGCGGTTTACATGTCCGTTAGTGCTTATACCGATGTATAGGGGTTTACCGAAAAAACTATATTGATAAACACAAGCATCATTCTTGAACTGTAGTGTAGATAGTTTTTTCTTATACTCATCTAATACGTTCATGCGATTTCTTCCTTCTAAGTTTAAAGAGAAAGGATCGCTGTAGGTATTTAGTAAGTTCACACAAAAATCAGAATCGTCTAATGATATATTAAAACGATTTGAAAACATAATCAATCTCCAAAATAATAAGGGTTTTCCTTTGTTCGGAATGAATACAAAGGTGTCAATTTGTTCTTAAACGGGTTGAAATCGAACATCGTATTAGGTTCTGTCGCAACCGAATTTTCGAATTTAGTTGATGAAATATTGCTTTTAGAATCAATAAACATAGGACTTATTTCATTCCTGAATAATCTCAACTCACGCTCATCATTATACCAAAGACAGGAAAAGGTGCCGTCAATGTCATCAAGCGAACCACCTGCAATCAGATGATGCAATAGTATATATGTGTCCCAAGTTGACTTCATCTGATATTTTTCACGCAGACGTTCAACTTCTTTTTCTTTGATGATACCA